AAATTTAGATCGATACACTAAATTAAAAACATATGTTGGAGCTGCACTTACTGAATATACTGGACTAACAACAAATACAGAATCATATTCCTCTACAATTTTTGTAGATTCAACACATGGGTATCCAAGTAAGTATGGATTGTTAAAAATAGATGATGAAATTATAACTTACACTGGTATTGGAACAACATCTTTTACTGGATGTATTCGTGGATTCAGTGGCGTTGATGCGATGGATCAACCTATGAGGTCAGATTTATTATCGTTTAATACAACTGTAGGTGCATCTCATACTGGTGGTTCAAAGGTTCATAATTTATCAAATCTTTTTATTCGTGAGTTTTTTGATAAACTTAAAACAACCTTTGCAAGTGGTTTTGAAAATCGTAAATTAGACAGTGATTTAGATCAAGTTAAATTTATTCGACATATTAAAGATTTTTATAAAACAAAAGGCACAGAAGAATCATATAAGATTTTATTCCGAGCATTATATGGTGAAGAAGTTAGTATTAAACCATCTGATGCAGATTATGGATTTGCACAGGATTTTGTAGTTAAGCCAATTACAGGTGATCCACGAAATCTTAAAGGATCAACACTCTTTCAAGATGCTGATGAAGATGATGATAATATTCGTGGTGCTTCTGGTGCGATATCAGATGTCAAAGACTTTGTATATGGTGGAGAACATTATTATCAGATAAGTGTAACAAAAGACTCAATTGATGGTAATTTTATAGTTCCAGGCAGAACTCGTGTTACAGATCCTGTATCAATTGGCGCAACAGTTATCACAGTTGATACTACAGTTGGATTCCCTACAAGTGGTTCTTTATCATTGCCAACAGCGAGTGTTGCTGGTGTTGTGACTTATACAGGTAAAACTGCAAACCAATTTGTAGGAGTAAACACTTCTGTTGATGTTTTAAGTATTGGTGACGATGTAAGATACAATAATGTTGCGTATGGATACTCTTTTGCAAGTAGTACAAATAAGATAGAAGTTCTAGTCACAGGTGTTTTAAAAGATTTTCCAATACCTGATGAAACTTTTTACTTTAACAAAGGTGATAAAGTAAAAGTTGGTTCATTTGGTATTAATAAAAGTTCAGAGGATAGTAATTTTGGATCATATGTTTATAACACTTCCGTAAAATTCACTCCAAAGACAGTTGTAAGACAATCAAGTAGCAGTTTCAATATTATTACTCTTTCTGATCATGGATTTTTAGAAGAGGACACTGTTGAAGTTTTAGATGGTCAATCAACCTTAGTTGCTGTTGGTCGTGTTTTAAGTGTTATCAACAGTTCATCATTTGTTTTAGGTGATTTGCCTGGCGTTGGTATAAACAATTTTGCATTTATAAGAAGAAGATTAAAAAAAGGAAATAGTTCTCTTCATACCAATATCAACAAATATACAACTGACGTTCAAAACGTATATGATCATGATAGTGATAATAAATTTGCATTACCTCCACACCCTCATGCGTACGTTGCCTCACCATCAATTCCAAGTTTAGGTAATGAACCCATAGTTGCACCAGACCGTTCTGTAACGTGGACTGGCGCCACTGGCGGCGACGTTATACAGTTGATACAGGTTACAGAGGGTGCAGCTGATCATGGATTTTATTCTGGAGAGGTTGTCACATATAATGCAATCAGTGGTTTCTTAGGTTCGTTAATTGATGGTAAAAACTACTATGTAAGTCGTATTGATTCTAATAACATTCGTCTTGCAAACTCTCTACCTGATCTGGTAAATGGAGATTTTGTAAATGCAACAGGAGATGGTACTTTTAAAATATCCGTTCCTGATTTAGCAAATAAAAAACTGGAGCATCAAAAATTATTAAAGAGATTTTCTTTGAATCCAGTATTTGATGGGGCAAGGCGTGAGACAACGCCAGGCACCACTGGCATGCTTGTAAATGGTACAGAGATATCAAACTATAAGTCAGGTGATGTTATCTTCTTTGGAGGTGTTGAAACCATCGATGTTTTGGAAGGTGGTTCTGAATATGATGTCATTACCCCACCAAAAGTTAGTCTTGAAAGTTTAACTGGTGCTGGTGTAAGTGCAACAGCAAATATTAAAGGTCAGTTTGAAAGAATCGATATTATAGATCAAGGCTTTGATTATACTGCACCACCTAAGATTGAGATTAGTGGGGGTAATGGTCAAAATGCAATTGCAAGGGCAAGATTAAAACAAGTTGATCATTTCATGGATTTCGATGCATCATCAACAGGTAATGCAATCAGTATTTCAGAAGATACTATTGGTTTTGGAACATTTCATAAGTTCCGTGATGGTGAAGCTGTAATCTACAAAACATTTAACACTGGTGCAATTGGTATTGCAAGTGCTGGTATTACTACAACTTTAATTCAAGAAACACCAGATCAAAGACTTGTTGATGAATCTGTTTATTTTGTATCTAGAGTTAATAATACAACCATCAAACTTGCAAATAAACAAAACGATGCTTTAACTAAATCAAACTTAATCAACCTTACTGGATTTGCTGATGGTACACAAAGATTTCAAAGTTTAAATAAAAAACTTGTATTAGGTCAAATTATTATTGAAAACCCAGGCGAAGGATATGAAAACAAAAGAAGATTAGTTCCCACTGCTGGAATCAACACATATTCTGATTTTATAGAATATAAGAATCATGGATTTAAAGATGGTGAATTAATTCGTTATTCAAATAATCTTGTTAAGATTGGTGGTTTAGATACAGATCAAGATTATTATGTTTTAAAAGTAAGTGATGACCGTTTTAGACTTGCAGCTGCTGGTATCGGAAGCACTCTATCAAATTTAAATTACCTATCAAAACAATTTGTTGGAATGACTTCGGTTGGTTCTGGAGATCATATATTTAATTATCCTCCAATTAAAGTTAATGTTAAGGGTACTATTGGAATCAATACATCACATCCAGAAAATTATCATGCGATAGTAAATCCAATCGTAAGGGGTTCAATAACATCGATTAATGTTGAGAAGCCTGGCCTTGGCTATGGTAACAATTCTACATTTAACTTTAGTATTCCACCCCAAGTTCGGGTCTCTTCTGGATCATCATCAGAATACAAAGCTATTGTAACTAATGGTAAAATACAGTCCGTGATTGTGACTCGTTCTGGCTCAGATTATACATCCACACCCGATTTAGAAATATTAGGTGATGGAGCTGGTGCTAAAATTATATCATCTATCAGTAATGAAAGAGTTGACAGAGTTATTATTGATAATGGTGGTGTTGGATATACAACTGCAAGTGTTAGTGTTCAAGAGATTATTCCTGGCACTGGTGCGATTTTCTTACCAAAAATTAAATCTTGGGCGGTTAATAATGTTAAAAGATATGAAGATATATTCTATGAAGATGATGGTTTCTTATCAAGAGGTGATAACGACGAAGGTATTAAATTTACATCATTCTATGCACCAAGAGGTCTTAGAAAAATACTTAAACAAAAGAACAGTGATGGAACAATTGACTATACTTCAAATGACTTAAATATTTTAAACAATGCAGAACAAGTATCTTTAAATCATTCACCTATCATAGGATGGGCCTATGATGGTAATCCAATTTATGGCCCTTATGGATATGAGCGTAAGGATGGTGGTATTGTAAAACTCATGAGGTCTGGTTACTCTCTTAAAACAACGAGAGAAAATGGCCCTCCAATATCCACCTTCCCTCTTGGATTTTTTGTTGAGGATTATGAATATCTTGGTAATGGTGATTTAGATGAAAATAACGGTAGATATTGTATCACTCCAGATTATCCAAAAGGAACTTTTGCTTATTTTGCAACAATTAATCCAAGTGAAAATGAAACAAGTGGAACATTTAAAAACTTCCGTGCTCCAGTATTCCCATACCTAATTGGTGATAACTATGCTGCAAAACCAGATGATTGGAACTTTATTGAAACTAACAATCAGGACTTAGATTTAAATACTCTAAACTTAAGGAGAAATACAAATCCATACAAAATTGATGGTTCTGGTGCAGATTATGAGGGAATACATGATAGTCGTAAGTTAGTTGATCAAGAAATAGAAGTTAATTATGCCTCTGCTGGTAGAATCAATCAATATGAAATACTAAGCGCTGGATCTGGTTATCAAGTTAAAGATGATCTTCAAGTCACAAGTATAGGAAAAGGAAATGGATTTTCTGCTGAAGTATCAGTAGTAGATGGAAAAGAAATAATATCGATTGCATCAACTGTCGTTAAAATTGAAAATGTAGTATTTACATATGATAGGTCAAGTGGAGATGTAACTGGATTATCATCTCAACCTCATGATTTAGTTATTGGTGATGAAATTACTGTTTCTGGTCTTTCTACAGACACTCTAAGAACACTTGATGGAAGACATCAAATTGGATTCAATACTTCATTTTTAAAACTAAGCACAGGTATTGGAACAACAGCTGCAACTGGAATTATCACAAGTATATCAGCATCTGGTGATTTATCTCCAGACTCAGTTTCAGCAAATGATGTTCTTGGTATTAATACAGAAAGATTTTTAGTTCTTAATGTTGATGATGTTAATAGTAAGATTAGAGTTAAGAGACAGTTTGATGGTGTTTTAGGAACTGCACACACTAGTGCTGCTTTAGTTACAAATTTAAATCGAACTATTTCATTTAACATTGGTATTAAGACTGATATTCAAACAAGAGTTAACACTCCTTATTATTTTAATCCTAGTGAAAGTGTTGCGATAGGAACAGCAACTGGTGTTGGTATTGGTTCAACAGTCAGGTATTCATATCGAGTGGTTGGTGGTGGAACAACAGAAATATTCATTCCAACTCAAAATATTTTCTTACAAGGTCATGGATTCGTAACTGGTGAAAAACTCATTTACTCAAGTGATGATGGAACTCCTCTTTTAGTTTCTAATGGAATAAATGCAGTGCCTAATTTTAGGTTAACTAACAATTCTCCAGTATTTGCAATTAGAGAGAGTGAAAATTTATTAGGAATATCAACCAATCCTTTAGGAATTGGGTCTACTGGTTCAGTAACAGGTATTGGTTCAACAGCTTATCGATTATTCTTTGATGGATTTGGAACTGGTCAAGTTCATAGTTTTAAACCTACGGAAACTGAAATTACAGGTTTTGTTGAAAAAGTAGTTGGAACTGTAGTTTGTAAGGAAGCACATCAATTACAAGCTAATGATCGTGTTAATTTATCTGTAACACCAGGCATCACAACTTCTTTCAACATTCAGTTTGATGATACAACTCGAAGAACTTTTGTTAATCCAATTAGTTTTGGTGCTTCTGCTGTTGATACGACATCCAATACAATCACATTTGTAAATCACAAATTTGAAACAGGTGATAAGGTTCTTTACAAATCTGCAAACACAATTAATCCTCTGAAGAGTAATTTTACTTACTTCATCGTTAGAATAGATGATAATTCATTTAGATTATCTGAAACTGCATTTAAATCAAAAAAACTTATACCAGATGTTATATCA